TAAGTTCAATGTAATTGGTTCCCAAGTATGTTTTCCTGCAAGAAATACTTTTGAGTTGTATACATCAAGTGTAATCTGTTCAAAAGTTACGTTAGGTCTTGTTACATCGACAACTTGTTTAGTTAACTCTGTAGTTGGTGTTGACACTCCAAAATTTTCCAGTGACACCCTGAAGCGGTACTGCAATTTTGGCATTAACAAACCTTGTGAACTTGCAGATGAATTGCTGTCCAAAGGTACTGTTAGTCTTGAAAGTGATGAAATTGCCATTTATTTGCTCCTATTACTTTTATTTATCATATTATAGGCCCGCTATTTCTCCAGTGTTTTTAAGTCTTAATGGAATGTAAATGAATTCCACTGCTTTCACTGGTTCAATTGCAATGTCTACATAAAGTTCGTTTCTATCAATTCTTGATGGAGTGTTGTTACTTTCGTCACACACAACTAAGAAGTCATATAACGCTCTTTGTCCTACAAGCTCAAGCATTAAACTGTCAGCCTGCTGTTTGATCTCGTCTCTTGTGATCTTATCATTAGGTTCAAAAATGTAAGGCTTAGCAAGTTTGTTTAACTGTCCACGTAAGTAAATTACTAAACGTGCAACGTTAATTCTATCTAATGAACTTGCATTTTTTGCTCTTGTCTTTTGACCAAAGTTAACAAGACCTGCACCAGTTAAGAATGTTACTGGGTTAACCTTGTTACTATACAATGTATCTCTTTGACCTTCGTTTAGAGCAACTGTTTTAAACTCGCCTTCGTTATTAATAAAGCCTGCACTTGAAGCGTTAGTAATTCCACCACGTCTTGTTCCTGCTGGAGCAAACCATGGGTAACTAACTTGATCACTTAATGCAATAGTTCTTAGTATACCATGTGATGCTGGAACAACTACGTTGTTTCCTGCATTATCACTTGTGAATAAACTTGGATAAAACACACCTAAGTACTCATCACTTGTTACTAATCCATTGTCGTTATCTTCAACAGCACCATTAACGTTAGTTGCCCAGTTGTTAATTCCTGTGGCATCACTTGCTAATCTCATTGGAGAGTCACCAACAACAAATGCTGTTAAGCCTCTGTCATTGTTCAATGTAACCATTTCACCAATTAGCTCTGGATAACCAGGAGTTGCTAATAAGTTAAAGATTCTTGATTCGTTATCTCTAATGTCTTGGTTGCTATTCATTAGTGCCTGTAACGCTTGTACAACAACTTTACGCTGTGCCTTACGACCGAATGTACCTGAACCATCACTTTGGTTAGCACTTTCAGTTACCCATCTATGTGGATAGTAAGCCGCCATTGATTCGTCGCCGTTACGTGCATTATCTTCTGCTACGTCAATTGAGTTACGTACAAATTTCTTAACGTTAAATCCAGAACGTCTTAAGTTCCATAACAACATACCTTTTGGATATAGTGCTGGATCTGGAGCATCTGGGTCTAAGTAATTACTTGCCGCTAAGTCTGCAATAGTACCTGCTGATCCACTGTTAGCACCCGAAGTGTTATAACGTGCATCACTAAACAACACACCATTCTCTGTAGTTTGGTCTGTGCTATCTCTTAATACCCATTTCAATGTAGTTCCATTGTATTGGTAAATTACAGGATAGTTTTCTAAGTCTGCTGTACTAATCCAAAGGTCTCCGTTTACAAGTGCTGAACCATCTGACTGTGTAGTTGGTTGTGTAGCACTAACAAGTGGACCATTTGGTGAACTGTTTGGGAACCCTGTTGAGCTATCTTGGTAACCTACCCAAGTAGTTCCGTTGTGTAACATAATATCACACTCGTCAACAATACTGTTGTACCATAACTGACCATCTAATGATAATGCACTTGGTGCATCATCACTTGCTGTGTATGATAGTACTTGCCAATTCGAAGCCATAAACTGCTTAGGATTAGTTGAACTATCTGTTCCTGGAACATAGTATAAGTTCGCTGTACCTGTGTTTGCATCAACATATGGAGTAAATCCTGCTAATGTTAATCCACCATCGGTATCAACAATTCTAATCTCTCCACCATCGTTGTGTTCAATTACAACTCTGTTTGAAGCGTCTACACTTGCTACAATGTTAGTAAAGCCAGCACTGTTAATTTGACCTGCAATTTCTTCAGCGTCTGCCGCCGCGCCTGTTGCAACAGCCGAAACTGTTACTGCCGCACTCATTACATTTGAGTTAGTAGTTGACTCGCTCATTGTAAATGTATAAGTTGCCGCAGATACTTGATCAGCAATTATTGCTGATATAATCTTAGTAGATCCAGTAGCAACTCTTTTAAAGATTTTAAAATCATACTCTGGACTTGCACCTTCAGTAACATTTGTTTGAGCATAGTACGTATCAACTGAAAGGTTTACACCTCCACCTGTTGAATCTAAGCCTTTTAATGCTGACACATTGTTTGCATACATTGGAACTGATTTGTTGTCCCATAGTTCAGTAGTACCATTCCATTCTTTAACAGAAAGTTTAGCACCTAAGTTTGCGTCAGTAGTTTTAAACCAAATACTTCCGCTTGGTCTTGGAGCAGTGTCTGCTGTTTTAAATTCTGGCACACTTGTATGTGCTGAAATTTGTAATGCTGGTGCATTGTAAGTTGCCGCTGTTAAACCAAGTTCAGCCGCTAAACCTGTACCGTCTGCAATTACAAGAGCAACACCAGTTGAAAAAATGTTCAATCTGCTGTTTACTGCACTTGCTGTTACGCCTGCAATACCTGCGCCATTAATATCACTAACAACATCTGATAACGCTGTACCTGATGCTGTAATTGTATTACTGTTAATAGTTAAAGTTTTACCACCTGTTACAGTTGGATTACTTGTACCTGCAACTGCTGTTGGCCAACTTGCTTGCCATGCGTCAGTTCCAACTTTAACCCAAGTACCACTTGTGTTTTTGTAGTATGTTTTATTAATTGTAGTTGTTGCTACTGTTACGTAGTCACCAATTGCACCAACTGATGCTAAAGGAGCACCTGTTGCTTGTGCGCCAACTAATTTAGTTGCGTCTGTAATAACTGTAGGTGTTTTCATAGTGAACGTTTGTCCACCTGTAGTAGTAGCGGCGTTGCCGTTCCACTCAAAAATGCCTATTCTACTAATTTGCGTATCAAACCAGTAAGTTCCATCAGCCGGATCAGCCGCTGGTGCAGTAGCAGTTGCTTGTAACTCGTTTAAGTCAATATCTGCTCTTACAACAAATGCTCTGTTGGAAACTCCTAAGTATGAGTAAGCCGCTTGTAGACCATATTCATTAATCTCTGATCCATGAATTGGGTTATTGTTGTTATCTGTATAAAATAAAGGATCTCCAAAAGTTTCGGATAAATCTCTTTGTGATGTAAGCAAAAACGGAACTCCAGCATTCGCTTTCGTTGTTCCTCTTGCTGTACCTGTTGCACTGGCGTTCGCTTTATCTTGCGCCGTTGCAACAAAAATCATTGGGGTAGTCCCTGGTTCAGCAGGTGTATAGAAACTTTCATCTATAACGCTGACCTGTACTCCGGGTGATACTAAGTTTGCCATATTTGTTCTCCTGTTGAACTTATTATATGTATTTAGCAACGTTGCAATAAAAGTATCCAAAACACCTATTGAAAAAGGGCATTAAAAGGGTAGGTAAATACAAGTATGAGACCTTTATGCAAGTGCGGTAAAAGACCTGTTGCTGTTAATTATAAGAAAGGCAACAAGACTTTTTATAGAACCAAGTGCGATATATGTGTTCGCAACAAGGGTAAAGAACTGGGTGAACCAAAATGGTATCTTGCTGGTTATAGACAGAAAACCCATTGTGAAAAATGTAATTTCAAAGCCATATATAGAGAGCAAATGCGAGTGTTTCACCTTGACGGTGATCTAAATAACAATAGACCCAGTAATATGAAAACTATTTGTAGTAATTGTCAGATTGCTATGCAGAGAGAGGGGTCACGTTGGAAACAAGGCGATCTTGAACCTGATTTTTAAGATCTAATAACGTACCATTATTATCAATAGTCTGTGAAAACTTCGTATGTGCCCAGGCCCACTCAGATGCATGTACATCTTTAGGCTCAACACCAACATCTTGATATATTCTAAACCAGATAGGATCTTGTCCACGTTTTACACGCCAAACTTCTCCGTTTATTTCGTATAACATTTTTGCTTCGTTAGGAAAACGTACATCTGGTATTACAAAGTTTGTATTAGGATTATCTATAATGTGCTTTTTAGTAAGACTTACCCAAATGCCATCGTAAAATCCATTACGCATACATTCTGTACCAAATTCTTGTAATACAAGTCTTGGTGTAATTTCTCTACCTGTTTCTTGTGTCCAATATTGGTCTATTTGCTCACGCCAATTCCTTGACTCATCAGTTTTGCCATCAAGTAATGTTCTATCCCAATTGAACATAACACCAACTGCGTCTTTTAGTTTGTCAGCAAATGATATCTTTACAAAGTTATGATTATCTATTAAATTTTGAGCGACTGTGTCTTTACCAGATCCAATTAAACCGCAAATGCCTATTAGCACAAATAATACTCCTATAAGTTTATTTTAAGTTATAGTATAGTATAAATTTATGCTTTTGTCAAGTACTTTTTAACCAATACTGAAACCGTAACCAACGCCACCTGCAACCTGTAATTTTAGGTCTTCTTCAAGTTTGTCCATTTCGGCTTGTGCTTCTGCTTTGAGTGCGTCACCATTAAGTGTTGATCCACCCTGTGGTCCTGCAATAGTGGCAAATTTACTTCTTGCTTCACCAAGCATAAACTTACATTTAGCAAGTGTATAATCTTTGATCCACTGCTTTGAAAGGTAGTCTGTAAGTATTTGGAAGTCTGGTCTATAGTTGTATGCTTGAATTAAAACATTTTCGCCTGTTCTTGGTCTTTGTAGAACAGTTAATTTTTTAGTTGCTGTGTTCCAAGTAAATTCGATAAATGAACCAAACATACGTCCTACAAGTTCTTGGTAACCAGCAAACAAATTGTATGTTGCTAAACCACCCATGTTAGAACTTGATAACAAGTAAGTGTTTGTGTAGGCTAAATTGAATGGCTCGAACATTGTGCCGCCATCGCCTCCACCTGTTCTTGAACCAATTGAACGTCTAAACATTTGACGGACTTCGACCACCTCATCTGGTAGTGTGTATTCATTCTGATCAAGTACCAGATCAAGAAACATATATGACTCTTCAACTGAATTATCACTTCTTTGACGGAATTTGTCAAATGATGCTCTAATTGCTATTTCGTAGTGTTCTGGATCAAGTTCAACATCAATCATGCCTCCGCCTAACATTGCGTTTACATAATCAAATACTTCTTGTTTTGCTGTTGTTATATTTGCCATAATCTTTCGTCTCCATTAGTATTTATGCGTTCGATAAATACAAGTACAATGCCGAGAATAAGTTTATACAAACCCGAGAAGGGCAAAGACTACGATTTCCTTGATAAGACTATAACAGAGATGTTTACAGTTGGCGGAACCGATGTTTTTGTACACAAGTACTTAGGTCCTAAGAATCCAGACGAAGCAGATGCTACTCCGTCACAGCCTCGCTATGATGCTGTAAAGGAAACGAATATACAGGACATGCTATTCATGGAAAACCGTGATAGAAAGTATGATCCGGATATCTACGTTATGCGTGGAATATATAACACCCAAGATGTTGATTTTGACATGAGCCAATTTGGTCTATTCTTAACCAACGACACATTGTTTATGACTATACCAATTAATTATAGTGTAAAAACACTTGGAAGAAAAATTATGCCAGGTGATGTACTTGAACTACCTCACTTAAAAGATGAACATGCTCTTAATGATTATCAAGTAGCACTAAAACGTTTCTATGTAGTTGAAGATGTAAACAGAGCGGCAGAAGGATTTAGTCAAACTTGGTACCCACATTTGTATCGTGTAAAAATGAAACAAATTGTTGACTCACAAGAATTTAAAGATATACTTGATTTACCAACAGAAGAAGGATCGTCACAAACACTGCGTGATGTTCTTAGTACATATGATAAGGAAATGCAAATTAATAATGCTATTCTAAATCAAGCAGAAGCAGATTCACCACAGTCAGGTTATGATACAACTTCATTATACACACTTCAAACAGACGCAGAAGGAAAACCAGAACTTGTTACTACTGATATTAATACATTAGATGCAAGTACTGCTGGAGAATTTACAGATAGAGTTAATCAAACACCAGACAGAGAAGGTTATCAA